TATGAGAATAATCTAATCTTTCCGTCCCAAACTCTATTACGAAATTGAGGCATAAAACGAAACCCTGGTACTTCAAATGTAAAGTGTTGACCTAGTTCTCTTCTAATAGAATCTTCAGCTTCTATTTTAAGATATACGTCATCTTTTTTGTCAATTACAAGATATCTCATATTTACGAATCATTGCTGATTCCATCCAATGTAATGTAAATATGTTCCTATGATATACTTAACACCTTTACTTACTTTCTTTCCTGCGTGAGGATAAGTCCAATGTGGTGGAAACATTAACATCTTTGCTTCTTCAGGTTTAACATCATAACTTATATCTTTAAAATAAGTTTCACCACCTTCTTCTGTAGTATTAAGATATATAAAAATAACTAAAAATCTTTTTGCTGAATGAAAACTATTTACATCTACGTGTAATTTAAACTCGTCTAGGTCGTTAGGAAGATATTTTTTAATTCTTATTTGTTCAAAACCAAATCTATCTGGCCAGAAATGTTGTTGTATGTTATTGTCTTCTCCATACTTTAAAGCGTATCTTTGAAATACAGGCATTAACTCTTTTTTAAGTAAGTGCCAATCAGTTAGACTATCAATATTAAGTTCTTTATATATTTTATGTCCACTATTAACTTCTTCGTGTCTAGTGTCTGTTTCAAATTTATCTATAATAGATTTACATAATGATGTAGGGATAACTTTATTATATGTTTTAATATATCTTTCCATTAAATTGCTCCAGATGTAAACTTCTTCCAATCTATTGAGTTCTTAATAGTAAATGTTCTATTTGATATTTGTCTAATAGTTCTATCTAAAAAATCAACGACAGTTTGTAAGTAATCTACTTTTTGTTTTGCTTGTATAACAACTTCGTCTGAATCAATATACTTATCAAGGTCTTGTCTTAATAGTTTTAAGTTAAATGGTTTCTTAGCGTATGCTTCTGCTGGTGCTTTACCAGTATAGTATTCCCATTTTTCTCTTTTGATAACATTTAATTCAGCTTCTGCTTTACTTAACATTAACTTAAATTTAGTTAAGTGTTTCATATACGTGTTATGTAGTTGTGGTGTTTTTAAAGACTCTAAATCTAATTCAGAGTCATTAATTTTTAAATCTTTATCTGCTTGTAATTGTAATTCTTCTAAGGTCATAATCTATCCAATATATCATAAAATAATGAAAAAGTAAAGTCTAGGAGACTGTTACCGATGTTGCACCACTACCTGTGGCGAATTCATAAATTTTATATTTAAATGTAACCTGTGCTGATAGATAATTTATATCAGTAGCATTTACATCATAATTTAATCCAGATAAATCTGTAGGGAATATATCTGAAAATCTTGCTTGTACGTTTGTTGTATTTTTACTTGTTAATATACTTAATGTTGCGTCTGAATATCCAGCACCTGTAGCGCCAGCAGAATATCTAACTTTACCTGCGTCTGTTGTTCTATTTGTTCCATCAGAAGTAGGAAATCTATCCGATCCAGCTTTCATTAAATCTCTATAGTCTTTGTAGTCTGTAGGAAATCCTAGACCAGTTAACCATCCGTGTATCTCTCTATAGTTCTCTAGGTTTTCATCTACTAGAAACGTCATAGTTAAATCGTTATATGTAAGTTTGTCTCCAGGAATAGGTATATCTTTTAAAGGTCCTGCTTGTGCGCCAGAACCTAATCTAATACCAGGCAAGTTAACTGCTGTACAAAAGAATTCTACCTTAGGTAATTTGAGAATAGAAAACTTAAATTGCGTTGGACTTGCATAATCAAACTTTGTTGGTTGTCTTTTGTAAGAATTGTCTGTAGTCATACTACTATTTATATGAGTTTAATAGGCCAAAAAAAAGGCGAGGTTTTTATGCCTCGCCTTTAAATCTGTGATTTTCAATGAAAATCAACCAATATTACATCAAGTTCGCTACTTGTACTTTTTGGTAATATCTGTTTGAGTTAGCACTTCCTGCGTCATTAACAGCCGTAGCAGCACCAGATTGAGCACCTGTTTCTGCGAATGGGTTTGCAACTAGACCATATCTAGTTTTAAATCCAATTTTCGGTTGGAAAGTATCTTGACCAACAGCTCTAACCATTTGTAATGGTACATATGGACAGTAAAATAATCCTGCGTCATATGGAGATGTTCCTTTGTATCCAACAACATAGTACTGCTTAGCAGTAGAGTTTGCTGAATAAGGATCAATGTATACTTTAAATCTTCCGTTAAGAACACCAGCAAATGTATTACCTGTGTCATCAACGTTTAGATTGTTGTTAAGAGCTGGAGTGTAATCCAAAACGCCTGCCATTTGAAGAGCACTAGCTACGTCTGAAGAACAGATAATTATATTACCTTTTCCTCTACGTGTTCTTTGTGCGATTCTGTTAGCATCTCTTTCAAGTTGGAACATAAGTCCTTTGAATCTTTCAACAGACCATCTTCCATTTGAGTCAGTATCTAAATCAAAGATACCAGCGTTGGTTACGTTACCAGTTTGAGCGCCTTTTTCTGAATTAATGTAAATCGTTCTAACAACTTCTCTATTGATTTCCGCAAGGATTTCAGCAGATAGAATGTTAGCAAGTTCTGTTTCAGCGTCTAAACCGTGGATTGCTTTCAAGTCTTGAGCAAGTTCCATTGTGTATTCAGCTTTAAGAGCTCTTGATTTAGCAGTTACCGTAGATTTCTCAATTGAGAAAGCCATTTCAGCAAAAGCGTTACCACTTGCGTCACCTAGAGCTTCAGCTTTCGCTGTAGTCATAGCGCCACCAGTAGTGTACGTTCCAGGTGATCCATCGTTTAGGACTCCTGGGTTTGAACCAGAGTGAGCATTTTCCGAGAAACCATCAACAGATGATCCAGCAGCATTTCTACCACTAAAGTCTGTATCAGCTTCGTCAAAGAATGATTCACCACCAGTTTGTGAAGTATATCTACTTCTCATAGCGAAAATAAGTCCAGTTGGACCAGTCATTGGTTGAACACCTGCAATGTCATAAGCTATTAAATTCGGCATAGCTCTTCTTACTAGAGAAATTAGGATTGGATCCCAGTTCGCAACAGCACTACCAGTTGCGTTTGTAGGAGCTGCTTCAGCAAGATATGCGTTATCTTCCTTCTGAGCTCTTTCTTGGTTCTCTAATATAACTGAGGTGACGGCACGTTTATAAGCATCTGTGATTTTTGGTAAATCAGGATGTTCTAACACTGGCTGCCATTTTTTTTCGTGTGTTTCAGATAAGTACATATGTTTTTATCTCCCTCTATATATCCTTAATTAGACAGTTTAATGTCTTTGGTTTTGCTTATAGCGGCGCTGTAAGCAGCCATAGCTTTTGTTAAATCTTCGCCAACAGGCTCTGATCCAACTGCCGCCACATCATCAAGATTCTCTTTCGCTTCACCTTTACCGAAATAAGATTCCTTAACAGTTTCTAATTTCTTTTGGTAATCTTCTGCGTTAGAGTATTCAATTTCTTCAGCAAGTTTAGCAAATTTTTCCTTCGCTGTGTCAGCCAAATCTTCTGATACTTTAGATTTAATTTCTTCTTTTTCTTTAGTACCAACTTCTTTGTTTAACTCAACGTTTTTAGCTATCTGCTCATTAAGTTCCTTTTCTAACTTTTCAATTTTACCTGCTTGGTCTTCAAGCACGTTATATTTTTCGTCAGGAACATCAATGTAATGGTCTTCAAATAATTTTTTAAGACCACTAATAAAGTCCTCAGCGATTTCTCCTTTAATACCTCTTTCAAGAGCGATTTCGTTTTCTTTCATCCACTCTTCAACAACGTATGATAGGTAAGAATCAACTTTTTCAGTTAACTCGTCTTTCGCTTTAGCACTTTCTTGCTCTAATTTGTTGTTATAATCTGCTTCCATTGACTCAGCGATATCTTTTACTTTAGATTTAATCGCAGCTTCAAAAATAGTAGCAGCTTTTGATTTAAACTCTTCCGTTAAATCATCTTCTCCAGCGATAAGAGCAGCAACGTCTTCTTTAACGTCAATCTCTTTTTTCTTTTCATCTTCTTTTGTTTCTTCTTTAGCGACATTAGCAGTTTTTTGGTCTACTTCTTTTTTCTTGTCAGCCATTTTTGAAACTTCACCAGCGTCAATAGTTTCTTTAACTTCTTCGCCGTCTTTCTTCTTCTCTATTGCTTTTTTCATTATTCCTAAGTAGAAGTACTTCTATTTAGCAATGAAGACATGTAACGAATGTACTACTTCGGATACCACTACATGTAGTTTTCCACAGGTGTGCTATAAATAGATGTGGTTGCCTTCGGGGACCACATTAAACAACTCGCTTATTTAAGGAGGACTTATGTCTAAGATACAGAGATACCGTGCAGCTGATTTACCTCAGTTG